CGCACCATGCCGTTGAAGAAGGGTTACTCCCAGAAGTCCATCAGCGAGAACGTCTCCGAGGAGATGAAGCGTGGCAAGCCGCAGAAGCAAGCCGTCGCCATCGCGCTGAATACCGCTCGCACCGCTGCCACCAAAGCTGGGATGCCGAGCAAGGCACCGAGGAAGCGTTGATGAAGCGCGGGCTCTACTCCAACATCCACGAGAAGCGCGAGCGGATCAAGGAAGGCAGCGGGGAGCGCATGCGCAAGCCCGGGTCCAAGGGTGCTCCGACTGCCAAGGCATTCCGAGACTCTGCCAAAACCGCAAAGAAGCGATGACCTACCCCACCTTCGTCTACAAGTCCCCCGGCCAGTTCAGCGGCCTTCTGGGTGGCTCGTACCAGTACCGCAGCGTGGCCAATGCCGCAGAACATGACGCCGCACTGGCGGACGGCTGGCATGCCACCGCGGACGATGCCATCGCGGCGGCTGGACGAGAAGCGTTCACCCATGGGGTGAACAAGCGCCAACTCGCCCGAGTGCTCAAGGACAAGCCTTGGGAGCGCTTGCCAAAGCCCGCGAAGTCTGCAGAAGTGGTTCCAGTGGTCGAACCTGTTGCCGAGGTGCCTGCAGATGATGCGCCGCCGACTCGCGCAGAGATCGAGGAACAGGCTACACTTCTGGGTATCAAGTTCGACGGGCGCACGACCGACAAGCGGCTGCTCGAACGCATCGCAGAGGCGATGAAAGGGGCCTGATCGTGGGCTACAGCAAGCGCCAATTCCTGACCGCAGCCTTCACCGAGATCGGATTGGCGTCCTACGTCTTCGATCTTCAACCCGAAGACCTGGAATCGGCGCTGCGTCGCCTCGACTCGATGATGGCTGACTGGAACGGCAAAGGTATCCGCCTGGCCTATCCGCTTCCCGGCTCCCCGCAAGACAGCGACCTTGACGCGCAGTCCGAAGTGCCCGACAGCGCCAATGAAGCGATCATCACGAACTTGGCGATTCGCCTTGCACCGAGCTATGGGAAGCAGGTGTCACCGCTGACCCTTGTCGCGGCAAAGAACGCCTACAACACCCTTCTGTCACGCGCCACGATGCCCTACGAGCAGCAGTTCCCGGGAACGCTGCCTTCTGGTGCTGGCAACAAGCCGTGGCGCGTCTACGACGATCCCTTCGTCCGTCCTCCGGTCGATCCGGTGCTGACTGGCCCTGAGGGGCCGCTGGAGTTCAACTGATGCCTGCAATCAACCAGTACCCGCAACTCAAGGCGGCAGACGGTTCCGATAATGTTAACTTCACGCAGGCGGGTTCAAGCGCTGTCACGAGAACCGTGCAAGATAAGCTGCGCGATGTTGTGTCGATTAAAGATTTTGGCGCTATTGGCGACGGAGTAACAGACGATACTGCTGCCTTTCAAGCCGCAGAAGCATTTTCTGGCACACAAGTATTTGTCCCAGCGGGTAATTACGCAACCAGTTTGAATTTTTACGATCTACTCGCAAAAAAATATTATGGCGATGGGCAAGTAAAACTTGGTGGATTTTATCAGGCAAACACGCGATCTTTCATAACAACGCAACAGCCTGTACCGTCCACTGATCGAACTGAGATGTTCGATAATGGATTTCCAAAAGCTCATAGAGTAGGTTATTCATTTGTTGGTAGTGGTGCAAATCCGTCTCCGCTACCGTCCACCTATCAGAACTTTCTCGAATGGGCGCAAGACATTTCTGTTTACGATTTTGCAGGTGGTTTTAATACCGATCTTGCAGATCATCAACTTGGAAGATCGGGCACAGCAGTTCAGTGTTTGTATTTCTATCATGGCGGACAAGGCGACGGTGTTGGCCGGCGTTACTATGGAGAAGTATACAGTAATCGCTCAGGAGCTACTCATTTTCTTGCAAATCCTGCTTTAGTTGTCGAAAACGGAAATCTCGGTGTTTCTTCGGCAAGTGGAACAGGTGCGTATCTCAATCATTCCGAATTTGTATACAGCGATAACGGATACGCTGTCGCAGCGATTGATCGAGTTCGCAACTACGTGCGAACAAATAGTGATTCCACGCTTTATCAAGTGTGGATACACGATAGACCACAATCTAGCGGAACTCAGTCAATTGATGCTTTCTACAGCCCCTTTGGTTTAGCAAAACGCGGACTTGATTTCACACCATCGAATTTTGGTACAGATAAGGCAGCTATTGTTCTTAAAGCGGGGGATCGCGTTTATCTAAACGCCTCGTCTACTCCTGACCCACTTGGTGCTCAATGGTATGCCACTAATCTAGGAACTGAGTATTTCGGATTCAGTGCCGCAGATCAGTTAATCGAGTTAGTTCGTCGTGGTAGACGTTGTTTTACCGCAGATGCCGCCTCTGTTAATTCGGTAAATTATCTTGCTGTTCAAGCTAGAGATTCCGGGCAAGACGTTTTTTTATCCGCGCAAGGCGCAGATATCAATGTCGGTATTACATACATCGCTAAAGGTGCGTCTGGTCATACTTTTAGAACTAACGGATTTGGCCCTGTCCAGTTATTTATTCAGCACACACCGAGTGCTGACCGATTTGTTACGATTAGTGGATCAAATGGTGGGGCTGCATTTGTTGGCACAAATACTGGCGATCTTCACCTTGATCCGCAAAGCGGTGTAGTTCGTTTTGGCACCTGGACAAGCAACGCCGACGCAGCCGTGAATGGATACGTCACGATCAAAGACTCGTCGGGTAACATTCGCAAATTGGCGACCATCGCATGAAACTTGAATTCACGCTAGAACAACTTGGCGTTCTGGATAAGGCACTGCAGCAGATGCCGTACTTTTTGGCCGCACCAGTTATCGCCTCGATCAATCAGCAGCTTGAGGCGCAGCGCAAGGTCATGGACGAGCCGCTGCCAACTCTCAAGCCAATCGAAGAAAAGCGCGTCTTCCCCAAAACTCACCAGCAAAACGGCGAGTAGGAATCAATATGCCGCAGATCAATCAACTCCCCCTCGTGGCACAGGTCTCTGCTGGTGACCAACTGCCCGTCTACACCCCGCAGAATGGCGATGCGCGACGTATGCCGATCAGCGCGCTGTTGGACTACTTCGAGCAACAGTTCGCATCACCGCAACTGGCAACCAACGTCTACACGCCGACGAGTGGATTCAGCATCGGCGTGCCCACTCCGAACTCCTCGCAGTGGATGATCCTGCAGCCCGCCAGCCCCCTTGCCGCTGGTACACTGACGCTGCCGCTGAACACCGCAACGCCTGATGGCACCGAGGTTCTGATCACCACGACCCAGACGATCACATCGTTCGCTCTCGGGCTCAACGGTGCGGCACAGGTGTACGGCATTGTGAACCCCGGCACCTTCAACGCTCAAGACTACTTCCGCTTGCGCTACGTCGCCGCGACGAACTCGTGGTATCGCATCGGTTGATCGGAGAACACTCATGACCACCACTACCGACTCTTTCCAGCCGAACTACGGCAGCGGCGTGACCGTGGCTCCGACCGCCTCGTCGGCGTCTTCGAGCCTAGGCAACGGCTCGCTGAGCGTCGTCGTGACCAACCTGTCCGCGACCATCACGTCCTACGTGCGCGTCGGCTCGGGTGCTCAGACGGCTACGACCGCCGACTACCCGGTGCTGCCTGGCACGCAGATCACGCTGTCCAAGGCGCGTGACGAGACCACGGTAGCCTACGTCACGGCCAGCGGCACCGGCTCGCTCCATATCATCGCTGGCCGGGGTCTGTGACCCATGTTGCCGCTGACCCGCAGCCGTAACAGATCGCGGTTCTTCGGACTCGCGGTCCCTCAGTCTGCGCTCGATCTGAACTTCCTGTCCGGAACGCTCGACCCTCGCATCACCTTCACGCGGGCGAGCAACGGTACGTTCTTCGGCTCCAACGGGCTGCTGCAGACGGCGGCCAACGATGTTCCCCGCTTCGACTACGACCCCGTGACGCTGGCCGCACGCGGGCTGCTGATCGAGGAGCAGCGGACGAATCTGCTGACTTGGAGTGAAGATTTTTCAAATGCAGTGTGGACGAAGAATAATCTTAATGTAACGACTAACACTGTCGTATCTCCTGATGGTACAACTACCGCCGATAAACTGCGAGAACTGTCGCTGACAAATGTTCAGTATTTTCTTCGGCAAGATTGCACTTTTAGTACGGGTAATCATACTACATCTGTCTACGCAAAAGCCGAAGAAAGAAATTGGCTCTACTTTGAACTTGGAAATACTTACGCGAATGTGAATTTGCTAAACGGTACCGTAGGAGATACGGGGCAGTTTAGTACAGGCTGGACGTTTATTTCAGCAGCAGCGGTTTCAGTTGGCAATGGATGGTATAGGTGTTCAATCACATCTAATTGCACAATCGCTGGTACATATAGTGGTCTCAAAATAAATATTGCTAGCGCGAACAATACCATTGTCTATAGCGGTACTGCCAACAATGGTTTTTATGTCTGGGGCGCACAACTCGAAGCCGGCGCTTTCCCGACCAGCTACATCCCGACGACCAGCGCCACGGCCACGCGAGCCGCAGACCTCGCGTCGATGACTGGGACGAATTTCTCGTCGTGGTACAACGCGACAGAAGGTACATTGTTCGCACAGGCGAATCTTATTTCCTCAAGCTACACGATTGGTGTATTGATAGACGTAGGTGCTGGTGGCGCATTTGGTACAACTGAATACATCGCGTGGTCCGGTTCCGCGTGGCGGCTTGCCCCAAATTCTACCCCGATAAATGTCACATCGTCTGTGACAACCAGTTCAATGGCGAAAGTTGCGGCTGGTATGAAAGTAAATGATAGCGTTATATCCGCAAACGGTTTAGTTGGAATTACGGATACAAACTGCAATATTGCATCATCTCCCACTACGCTAAGTATTGGTAAAGCCGGATGGACTGCGGGAAACTATTTTAACGGTTGGATACAGCGCATCGTCTACTGGCCCGTCCGCGTCTCCAACTCGCAACTGCAGTTCATCACGGCCTGATCATGCCCAAAACCCCCGCTTGGCAACGCAAAGAAGGCCAGAACCCCAAGGGCGGCCTCAACGCCAAGGGCCGTGCATCGGCCAAGGCGCAGGGCATGAACCTCAAGCCCCCGGCACCCAACCCGAAGACTGAGAAGGATGCGGCACGGCGCAAGAGCTTCTGCGCGAGGATGGAGGGCATGAAGGCGAAGAACACCAGCGCCAAGACCGCCAAAGACCCCAACTCGCGCATCAACAAGTCGCTGAGAGCCTGGAACTGCTGACGTGGCAACCATCCCCATCGTCTCTGGCATCTACACCGACAACGGCCCGGATCTCCGGGTAGCGTATCCGGTGAATATGGTGCCGACGCCGATCAACAGCGGCGCAGGGAACTCGTTCTTGCGACCCGGGGATGGCCTCGTCCAGTCCGTCACCGGCCCCGGTCCTGATCGCGGCGGGATCAACTGGAACGGTGTCCACTACCGGGTGATGGGCAGCAAACTCGTCAGCATCTCCTCGAACAACATCGTCACGGTGCTCGGGGATGTCGGTGGTGCAGACGATCAACCCGTCGTCATGGACTACAGCTTCGACCTGCTCGGCATCGTGTCGAACAACGCGCTGTGGTACTGGAATCCCGCAACCGGCACCCTGACTCGCAACACCGCACTCGGTCGGGTCATTGACGCCTGTTGGATCGAGGGCTACTGGATGGCGACGGACGGGCAGTTCCTGTTCGTCACCGACATCCTCAACCCGCTCGCCACGCTGCCGTTCTCCTACGACGCATCGGAGCGCGACCCGGACCCGATCAATGCGGTGTTGCGTTTGCGCAACGAGGTCTATGCCATCAACCGGAACACCATCGAGGTGTTTGACAACGTGGGTGGTGGCTTCTTCCCGTTCGCCCCCATCGAGGGTGCGCAGATCCAGAAGGGGTGCATCGGCACCCATGCGTCCTGCGTTTTCCTCGAGGCGGTCGCGTTCCTTGGCGGTGGGCGCAACGAGGCGCCGAGCATCTACCTCGGGGCCAACGCCACCGCAACAAAGATCAGCACGCAGGAGATCGACAACCTGCTGCTGAACTACACCGAGGCGCAACTCGCCCAGGTCAAGCTCGAAGCGCGCAACGACCGCAACCACCAACTGCTGTACGTCCATCTGCCCGATCGCACGGTGGTCTACGATGCCGCGGCATCCCAGACGCTTCAGCAGGCTGTCTGGTACACCCTCACCAGCAGCGTCGCGGGGTTCTCTCAGTATCGGGCGAAGAACTTCGTCTGGTGCTTCGACAAGTGGTTCGCTGGCGATCCGCAGTCGAACGCTGTCGGCTACGTCAACCGCGACGTCAGCACGCACTGGGGTCAGAAGGTGCGCTGGGAGTTCAGCACGCCCATCGTCTACAACAAGACGACTGGGGCGCTGTTCCACGAGCTCGAACTGACCTCGCTGCCGGGTCGAGTAGCCCTCGGCGTCGATCCGCAGATCAGTGCGTCGTACAGCATCAACGGGATCTCGTGGTCGCAGCCGAAGTACATCCGCATCGGCAGCACGGGGAACCGCGAAAAGCGCTTGGTGTGGCGGCAGCAGGGCTTCATGCGCAACTGGCGCGTCCAGCGGTTCCAAGGTGACTCCGACTCGCATCTGTCGGTTATCGGCCTTGAGGCCCGCATCGAACCTCTGGCGTACTGATGGCTACCGGACGGCTCAGGATCGGCCGTGACCAACTCGCGGCGTTCCTCAAGGACCACGAGGCGATCCGTCAGTTCGAGCGTCTGTTCACGGACGTCGAGCAGTTGGAGCCAACCACCCTCGCCGACATCATCCTCAACCTCGCCGCAGCCGACAACAAGGCCGGTGAGGCATTGGATGCGGTGGAGAAGCTGCGCCGAGAGATCGAACTCAGCGTTCCCCGAGTCGAGCAGCCGGTTGACGCAATCGACGACCCGCGCATCGCGCAACTTGCCGCACTAGTCGGCACACTGCAAAACCAGATCGAGGCCCTGCAGTCAGCACCTCCGCCACGCGAGTTCAAGCGAGCGCGCTACGGTTCGTTCCTCGACACGACCACGCAGACGGCCACGACCATCAACACGGCGAAGGCCATCACGTTCAACACGACCGACATCTCGCGGGGCGTCTATATCGGTTCGCCCACCTCGCGGGTCTACGTTGACACCGAAGGCATCTACGACTTCCAGATGTCGCTGCAACTGGACAGCACGGTGTCCACGGACGAGCACTTCTACCTGTGGATGCGCGTCAATGGCACCGACGTGCCGAACTCGGCGTCCACGGTGCGACTCAAGGGCAATGACGCCGAAATCATCCTAGCCCTGAACTTCTTCCTCGATCTGAAGACCGGTGATTACGTCGAGATGATGTACAGCGTCACCGATCTTGGCGTTCGGATTCAGTACGTGGCCGCGTCACCCCCGGTGCCGGCGATACCATCTATCATCCTCACCGTCAACAACGGTGTGGAAGGAGTCCAATAATGACCGTCACCGTCAAAGTCCTCGTCGCGCCGCTCCAGATGGCGAACACGCAGACGACCCAGTACACCGCGCCGGCCAGCACCAAGACCATCATCGACAAGGCCACCGTGACGAACACGGACACGGTGAACCGCACGTTCAGTGTCAACCTCGTCACGAGTGGCGGGTCGCCGGGGAACGCGAACCTGATGATCGACGACCGTGCCGTGGTGCCTGGGGAAACCTACAACTGCCCGGAACTGGTCGGCCAGGTACTCGAACCCGGTGGCATCATCAGCACCGTTGCCAGCGCCGCATCGGCACTGACGTTGCGGGTGTCTGGTCGAGAGATCACTTGAGGCATACAATGAGCGCGCCGAGTTCTTGGCTACCGGCGGCCTCTGAGGACGTCATGGTCGACTCGCTCCGATCTCACTTCGCATCGCTGATGTTGCCGCCTGCTGCGCAGGAGTGGCTGCTCATGCTATGGCAAGCGATCCAGACGTTCGATGACTACGCGGACAACGACCCCGTGAAGCGCGACGATCTGGATGCGACGATCTGGAACACCCTGGTCGCCATGCCGCAGAACCCGTTCTTCACGCAGCACGCGGCGGCGCTGCTCTCGGCCTTGTCGATTGCAGTTCTCAAGTGGCAGGCGAGTGACCAGCAGGAGCGCGCTGGCGCCGCCGATGCGCGGTCGTTTATCTGGCGTGCCGGGTACTACGATGTCGTGCTGCTGACGGTACAACTCGTCCACGGTCCTGCTGCGGCAACGGCGGTGTCGAGCAAGGTGCTCGGGTTGTACGGTGAGTCGCTGGACGACTACATGAAGGAGTTCGGCAATGCCTGATCCAGTTACCGGTACGCTCGTTGGTTCGCAGCTCATCGGTGGCGCGATGCAGTCGCGTTCCGCAAGCAAAGCTGCAGACGCGCAATCGCAAGCAGCCCAAGCAGGCATCGAGGAACAGCGCCGCCAGTTCGACGAGATCCGCAGACTGCTGGCACCCTACGTCGAGGCTGGTACCCCGGCACTCGAAGCGCAGCAGGCGCTGCTGGGCCTTGGTGGCGCAGGCGCACAGCAGCAGGCAATCCGCCAGATCGAGCGCAGCCCGTTCTTCCAGAGCCAGATCGAGCAGGGCGAACGAGCCATGCTGCAACGTGCCGGTGCGACGGGTGGCCTTCGCGGTGGCAACTTGCAGGCGGGGCTTGCGCAGTTCCGCCCCGCGATGCTTCAGCAGGCCATCGAGCAGCAATACGCTCGACTCGGCGGGATGACGTCGCTCGGCCAGCAGTCCGCTGTCGGCGTGGGCACCGCTGGTCAGGTGATGGGCGGCAACGTGGCGAATTTGCTACAACAGCAAGGTGCCGCCCAGGCAGGCGGCATCCTCGGCGCAACCTCGCCGTTCGTCCAGATGGCGCAGTTCCCCATGCAACTGGCTGGCATGAACTACGCCCGTACCGGGCAGTTCGGGATTCCGGGACTGTTCGGTGGCACTCCCGCTGCGCCGCAACAGTACGCTGGAGGCATGACCGGGTTCTTCGGTGGCTACGGCACTGGTGGAGACTGACATGGTTCAGCCGATCAACTACAGCATCCCCGCGCCGACGCCCTTCGAGAGCCTGACGCAAGGCATGCGCCTTGGTGCGGCGATGGAGGAGGTGCAGGCTGCGCGGCAGCAGCGGGCCATGCAGGCGGAGCAGATGAAGGCCGAGATGGAGGCGGCGAGGCAGAAGGCCGAACAGCAGCGCCGCAGCCAGGAGGCGTTGTCCGCGTACTTCGCAAAGCCATTCGAGCAGCGCACTTCTGCGGACATCGAGTCACTGGTACCATTTTTACCGAAAGATCAGTTTGCGTCGCTGATCGACATTGCGAAAACTCGGTCCCAAGAGCAGAACGCCGCCACGGCAAGACTGTACGGTGAAATGGCGACGACCATTCGTTCCGGTTCACCCGAGGTTGCGTCTCGACTGGCTCGTGAACGCTCTCAAGCAGAAACGGACCCGCAGCAGAAACGAGCTTTCGATGGGCTTGCACAGGCCATTGAAAAAGCCCCACAGCAGGCATTCGATATTCTAGCGATTCCGATGGCTGCTCTCGGTGGTCCGTACATTGAGAATTTGAAAAAAGCGTACGATATCGCCGGTCCAAAGGCGGCGGCAGAAACTACCGAAGCGCAAGCCAAAGCGCAAGCCGCTCAGATTGAACTGCGCACACTTGAAGCGCGTAAACAAGCCGATCTTGCCAAAGCACAAAGCGAGGCCGAGAAGTCTCGAATTGAGGCAAAGTACGCTGAGCAAGAACGACGCGCCAATCTCGCGCTTACAGCAGCGAGAACAGCCGAATCTCGGGCAAGCGCCATCCCCGGAGATATCCGCACTGCGTTGTGGTATCAGAGCGCCAGCCCTGCGCAGAAGGCCGCAGTCAACGAGTTCGAGCGGGTTCGTCAGAAGGCGCAACCTCCGAAGTACGACGCGCAAGCTGGCGGATTCATCATTGCACCGACAGACGAGAAACCGCAGGGCGACTTCATTCCGCTGCGACAAGTGTCCAATTCGAGGGATCAGGCTGCTGCTGTCAAAGCCCTGCGCGCCGCAGGATACGATCCGGAAACCGGAGAAGATCGCGTCAGTGAACTGATTAAAAGATCGACGGGTGGTGCGGCGCAAACGCTTGCGGCCAAGTCTCTTGAGTTCTGGAACATAACCACTCCTGGACAAAAGGCGATTGGTGAACTGCAGGCTGCAGCGAGTGCGATCACGACTGACATGCTTGGTGGAAAACTTGGCGCCGGTATCTCCAACACCGACCGCGAGTTCATTCTTCAGTCTCTTGGTGATGTTGGCAACTCGCTCTTGGGAACGGGTCGACGTTTGCAGGCGTGGACTGCCGCTAGGAATCGAATGATCACGGCAGGCATGGTTCCACCTCCTACAAAACCACCGAAAAGCCAACCAGTCGAACAAATCAGGTCGCCGGAAGAAATGGCGCCGACTAGGGGTACTGACATCGGCGGTGGATTCCGCGTACTGGACTGACAATGGCCGACCGCGAATACCGCATTCAGGCACCCGATGGCAGCACGCTGCGCATCGTCGGACCAGACAACGCGACGCCGGAACAGCTTCGCGCTGCAGCCGAGCGCGCATTCGCTTCTCGTGGTCAAGTATCGACAGCTCAGATCCCCACCGCACTGCCGGGTCAGACACCCTACTCCCCGCCACCGCTGCCTCTACCACCAGAAACCACGACTGCCGGAATCGTTGGTGGTATCACCCGTGGCGCCGCGCTTCCCGTGGCCGGTGCCGCTGGTGGATTTGCTCTCGGTGGTCCTCCTGGCGCTGTGGCTGGTGCCGCCGCTGGCGTGCTCGCACCTATCGTCGCGGACCCATTGGTTGCAGGGTTCAACCGTGTCTTCGGTACGAACTACCAAGCTCCGTCTCAGGCTCTTCAAGACTTGATGACGCGCATGGGTGTCCCAGTCCCTCAGTCGGGCGCGGAACGATTCGTGCAAGAGGCCACGACCGGAATCGCCGCAGGCACTGCTATCCCCGCACAAGCGGCGCGTATGGCAACAGCACTCGCCCAAGGCACCCGAGCAGCACCCGTGGTCAACCCCATCGCTGAAGCAGTGCGAGTCGGTGGCATGGGTCGGACTGGAGGCGCTACGGCTGATGAGCGTATTGGTGCGGGCATGATTGCCGGTGGCATCGGCGCCATCCCTGTCGCAGAAAGCCCGATCGACGTCGGCGTCGGCATGGCGGGTGGTGGTTTGTTCCCTCCCATCGCACACGGGGTCGGGACCGCTACTCGTGGCCTCTGGGACATGACCGTCGCTCCGTTCCTCAAGCCGAGGCTGGCTGCGGAGCGGCAACTGTATTCGGCTGCTGGTGGCACGGTCGGATCTGCCGAACGCACGATCCAGCAGATCGAGCAGGGGATGACTGTCCCGACGACGCCTGGTTTCCAACGCACGCTACCCGAGACCATTGTTGCGGGAGGCGGTGAGGCTCTACCGAGCATGGCGGTCCTCGCTGATCGTGTTCGCAACGCCACGTTCCAGCAAGCCAACGAGATCGATCGACTGATGAACCAGCGCATAGGTGCGCTGCAGGCTCAACTGAATCGAGTCAACCAGCAGATCGACCAACAGGGTGCGATGCTGCAACCGGGCGCATTGGACGAACTGACCAGGGTACGGGACGACATCCTCAACACGCTGGACACCGAGCGAGCGCAACGAGAGGCCGCGCTTGCCGCGTCCGCTGGTCGCTTACCGAAAGGCCCACAAGGTGCCGGGGAGGACATCTTCAATCGCGCTACCGCACTGGACAAGCAGATGCGGTCAACTGTGGTGCAGCCGAAATACCGCGAAGCCGAGCGGTTGGCTGGTGATGCGCAGATTGACGTAGCGCCGATTGTTCAGGCTGTCGAGCAGGTCATGGGGCGTCCATTGTCCACGTTCGACCCGAACACGGCACCCGCAATCGTTCGGATTCTCAACCGCCTGATCCCGCGTCCGCAGAACATCCCGTCCGGTCAACTCGGTGCGGTGAGCGTGCCGGGAACTCTACCACCGCCAGCCACGGTATCGACGACCCTCGGTGTCATTGACGAAATGCGCAAGGCAATCAACGCGACCATCGCGGAAGCGAAGCGCGGATCGAGTCAGTTGTCGAATGTCGAAGTACGGAATCTGTTCCAGATTCACAACGCGCTCGACGACGCTGTGAGGAACTCACCGAACCTGTCGAACGAGGCGAAGGCTGCTTACGACGACGCGATCTCGACGTTCCGCGATCAGTACGTTCCGCGCTTCCGCGAAGGCGAAACTGCTCGCATCCTGAAGCCGGGGATGTTCGGTGAAAACCGAATCGAGCCAGCGCAGATTGTTCAGCGGTACATCGCGGACGTTGATGCCGCCAAGCAGTTCGTTTCCACGTTTGCCAACGATCCGCAGGCGTACAACTCGCTGCGTAACGGCATCCTCGGCCAGTTCCGCCTCGCCGCTGTCGATCCGGTGACGCAGATGGTTGACCCCGGAAAAGCGGCAGGCTTCCTGCAGAAAAACGCCGAGGTGTTGGCTGTCTTTGAGGATGCCGGCATGGGTGTTCGCAGAGCGATGGAGGGTTTCGAGCGGGAAGCTGCACAGACCAACCAGGTACTGACCCGCCTTCGGGAGATCGGTGGTCCATTCCGCGACAAGACCCCGCAGCAGATGATCGACTACATCACCGGCAGCGGTGAGCGTATGGGCGTGGCGCTGCGGTTTGCTGGACCCGAGGGTCAGGACACCATCCGTCGCGTGGTTGGCACTCGTCTGAACCAGATGCTCACGCAGTCGCCATCCGGTCAACCGCTGACCGAGGCGGGCGTGATGCGCGTCATGACCGAACTGTTCGATGACACGGGCAATCTCAAGAAGCCCTACGAACTGGCTCTCGGTCGTGACCTGGCGACGCAGTTCGCAGACCGCGCCAAGGGTCTGCGTCAGATCATCGAGGTTCGCAACGACCCGCTGCTGAAGAACCCGAACGCCGTCGAGCCCTTCATCCGGCAGCAGGACTTCACCCCCGAGCAACTGACCAGCCTGCAATCGGTGTTGGACGATCTTGAACGGGCACGGCGCGTCGCTGCTGCAGCAGGGGTTGGACGAAAAGCGCCGACACCTAGCGGATCAAGAATTCTGGAAGAGCAAGCCTCTGGTGCTCCGATACAGTTCGACAAGATGAACTGGCTCAATCGGGTGTATACCGTTTCACGCAACGTCTACACCAGTGCCCGGGATCGAATCAACCCCGCCATCGCAGCACGATTGGCGACGATGATGTACAACAACCCGGAAAAGGCGGCACAGGCGTTGCGCAACGAGGTTGCCCGGTCGCTGAAGAAGGCCGGTCCCGCTGGCCCCGTTCGTCGTGCTTTGCCGGCGGCCTACGGTGCGGGATACTCCGGGATCTCCAGCGAAACCGTCGACGTCCTTCGGTCCCCCGAGGAGCAACAATGACCGCACTCAGCATCCAGCCCGCCTACCCGCTGTTCACCGACAAGGATGGCGCGCCGTTGCGAAACGGCTACATCTGGATCGGTGCGGCCAACCTGCCCCCGCAGACCAACCCCATCGGCGTCTTCTGGGACGCGGCACTCACCATCCCTGCCGCGCAGCCCGTCCGCACGATCAACGGCTACCCGTCGAACAACGGCACCCCGGGGCGTCTGTACGTCAACAGCGACTACTCGGTGCTGGTGCAGGACCGATTCGGTACGCTGGTCTACAGCGCACCGGCTGCTGGAGAGCGGTTCAGCGAGGTCGTCATCACCGGCATCGACTCGTCGAAGGTGCAGTACCTGCCGGGTGGCACAAGCGCATCCCCCACCAATGTGCAGACGGTGCTGCGTCGCACCATCCACGTTGACGACTTCGGTGCCATCGGTGACGGCATTGCCAACGACAGCGCCGCGTTCCAGGCTGCGGTGGACTACGCTGAGTCGCTTGTCGGCACGTCTGCCTTCGACGCCGTAGGCGTAGAGATCCAACTCGGCCCGAAGAAGTACCTCCTCGGGTCAACCATCACCGTGACCAACGGAGGCATCGGCTTCCGTGGGCCTCTGGGTCGTGGGGCGATGATCGAGGGCAACGTGCTGCTGTTCGATGTCGGCGATCCGACCAACGCGCAGCGCATCCGCTTCGTCAGCTTCGAGAACATCCACTTCTTTTGCAACGTCACCGCAGGGACCACGGCGGCGGTGCGCCTGTACCGCACGATCCAGACGCAGTTCCAACTGTGCTACTTCAGCAACTGGAACATCGGCATCGACTCGGTGCGTGGCAGTACGACCCACTTCGACCGCTGCTACTGGGCCAACAGCCTGCGCAACGTGCAAGGCCAGGCGTTCATCAAGCTCAGTGGGCTGGACGAGTCGCTGTTCCCCTCGCCTCCCGCAACCGGGGCGCCTGGTGGTGGTGTCCACCTCACCGACTGCGAGTTCGATGGCGGGCCGGCGGAGATGCTCTACGGCATCCAGGTACGCTCGGTCGACGGTCTCTACATCACCCAGTGCCATTGGACCGACTGCGTTTACACCCTCGGCATCGTGCCCGAGGGTGTACCTGACAGCCACGTCATCCTCGACATCCACGTCACCAACTGCTACTTCGACGGGCCGGCAACCGTCACCCCTGATCCGGTGAACGTACTCATCGGCGGCACGGTGCGCGAGACGGTGACGATGGCCTCCGGTGCCACCCGGACGAGCAGCTACGAGAAGATCAAGTTCACCGGCTGCACGTTCCGTGGCGACGCCCGGGCCGAGCACTCGGTCAGCATGCGCGTCACCGATGGCGATTCGTGGTGGGACAACCCAAATCGGCGACTGGAGAACATCGTCTTCAGTGCGTGCATGTTTGGTCAAGTCAAGCGATCCGGTCTGTTCATCGCTGGCGCCACTACCAGCCCGCCGAACTCGTTCATTGAACCGTTCGGTGTCGTGGTCGATGGCTGCACCTTCTACGACTGCGCGCTGGCCAACCCGAGTGGTATCGGCTCGGGCATCAACGCGCAGGCCGAGAGCATCATCGTCTCGAACTGTGCGTTCCTGCCCAACAACGGCACGTCGGACTTCATCGTCAACCTGATCCCGTCTGATGCAGGTGATGACGCAGGCCCCGGCTGCGTCGTGATCACGGGCAACGACTTCAGCAAGGCGGACGGCGCGACGGTGCGGGTGCTGAACGTCTCGCCCGCTCAGATCGGCGTCAGCATCGAGCAGTCGAACAACCTGTTCCCCGGTTCCGGCACCCGCATCAGCGAGGTCTACCGGCTCACCACGACCAATGCCGCCACCACGAATCTGTGGAGCTACACGGTGCCCCAGGGTGCCGCGGGGCATGTGCGTGCCCGGGTAGTGGGCTCGACGGATACCGGCACCTACCGCGTCGTCTACGAGTTCGAGGTGGGCTTCGGTCGCAACGCGAGCGGCACCAACCTCTCTACTGGCACCGGGAACTGGGCCAGCGTGATGAGTTGGAACCCCGATGCAGTCGGCACTCCGCCGACTGCCACCATGAGTGCGAACGTGCTGAGTGTGGACGTGACTGGTGTTGCGGCTACCAGCATTGACTGGGACGTACACATCGACCTGGTACGCTCACGATGAACCGAGAACAAACCGTTCAGACCCAGATGGAATACCTAGCCCAAGCAATCACCGAAATCGAGGAAAAAATGATCGACCCCATTGACTACGGCTTGCTCAAGGGCAAGGTCGAAGCCCTGGAACAGAAAATCGACAATCTCAACGGGAAGGTGGACCAGCTGGTCCACCTCGCCAGTGAGGGTAAGGGCGGCATTCGCGCCCTGTGGTTCGCGGGAAGCATCGTCGCCGGGGTACTCGGCTGGGTCGGTGCTGACCGTCTTCTCAAGTAAAGGACTGACATGAACGCAACGATCTTCGCCGCCCTGGTGCGGCACATCCTGACCGGCGTTGCCGGTGGCTTCGCCGTCAAGTACGGCATCGACGGTGGCACGCTCGACGCCATCGTCGGCGGCGCTGCTGCAGCTGCCGGTGTGGGCTGGAGCGTGCTGGACAAGCGGCGCAGCGCGAACTGATGGACTGGTCGGCCTACCCGAACTTCAGCGATCGGGAGTTCCGCTGCCGGCATTGCGGGCGGCAGGAGATGAAACCTGAGTTCATGGCGAAGCTGCAGGCGCTACGGACGGCCTACGGCAAGCCCATGAGCATCTCGTCGGGGTACAGGTGCGCCGACCACCCCATCGAGAAGGCGAAGCCCTCGCCCGGGATGCACGCCACCGGACGCGCTGCAGACATTGCGGTGCAGGGTGCTGAAGCCGTCCGAGTGCTCCAACTGGCCCTCGACCTCGGGTTCACCGGGATCGGGGTGCAGCAGAAGGGCACCGGACGGTTCATTCACGTCGACCTAAGGGAACAGCCGACGATCTGGTCGTACTAGGCCAGAACCGCAAACGCTGCCACCAGCGCCACGATGGCGACGGCGCAGAGCAGCGTTTGCATCACTTGCTCAAACGCGAAATCGGCAATTCGGTCTTCTTCGTCATCGGCACCGAGTTCGGATGCTGCCTCGGCTGCTTCGCTGTAACCGCCACTTCCCTGGTCGTGAACCTGTGTGAATTGGCGCATTCGTATCTCCTTCGCACGTAGTCAGACTGTTGCCTTGTTTCGAGGACTTGCGTCCACGTTCCGCACTCTGGGCACTTCATTCCTACCTCCTGCAATGGCGATTGCGTGCTGCATCGCCTTCATTCGATCCCGCATCCGCTGGCTGCGCTGCGTGGGCGTCAGTCCCGGCGGACGCTTGGTGTCCTTGCCCTCACCCCAGGCGTAGGCTGCGATCGTCCAGCGGCCGATGCTGTCCTGTTCCCAGGCTGCGATACGCACGAGCTTGCGCCGGTACAGCGTCGCAACGAACTTCCGGCAGGCGTTGTACGCCAGCCCGGACTCCTCGCACAAGCCGCGCACCGTTGTCGGTCCTGCGATGAGGACCGAGATGGCCTCCGCGTGGCATGACACGCTGGCGAGGTGGCGTCGTAGTGATCCCATCAAACCCCCTTCTGTTGTCGGTACTTCTTCACGGCGCTGCGCAGCGCGTTCTGCGTCGTCGCCTTCTCGTCGAGTGCGATGGCCTGTGCCTGGTCCAGAGTGTCGCGGCACATGATGCGGTGGCAGACCACCGGGGCACCTTGACCCTGCCGGCGCACTCGGGCATTCATCTGGTCGTACAGGTCGAGTGACCAGTTCAGCCCGAACCAGACCACCGTGCGTCCACGCTTTTGCAGGCCGTCGAT